TGGGGGTACAATAGCGGGGTCTTTGGTTAGCTTCGACGCATCAGACAACGCTCTTCCACAAGCGTCGGTAGACGGAATATTGCAGGCCTTCGATGCATCTGGGTCGTCGAGTGGAACATGCACCCTTTCAGGTGGCACCAACGCAATTCCCTCGGCTACGGGCAACACCGCAATCGACAATCTTCGTGCCCGAGGGTGGACCGTGACCGTATCTGGAGGATATTAAAATGATGATCCGAGCGGATATCGCTTTCCCCTAGTCCCCGCGCGATGATGTAAACAATTATGCAATGATAATGGCCGAGGGTATAGATGACGGGCGCGGTTACGAAACCCGATATCATATTAAACATATATACCTATTAAGCATTAAACATAGATACCTAAAAACTCTACTATAAATATCTATTCGGTCGCATATTTTATAGTGCATCAATCTTGGCTTACTGTTATAGTACACTGTTCTGGACAAGGTGCGCTTGGATTGATGGGGATTGAGTGTAAATCTTATGACCAACAAGCCAGTGACTTGAAAGCGGGGCAGCCTGATTTGCCCCGTAAGGCATAATGTGAAACAATGGTGCCATGAGGTTTACAGACAGAGCGCAAATTGGGCGAGTGAAGCGCACAAATGACGGGTATCTATCTGCCAGCGCGCGAGCACTACGATCTGGCGTACAGGAATATATTGCATCTGAACTCGGTATGATTGGAGATCATATTGTAAGGGTTATGCGCCCGCCCGAAAGCGTATTTTCTAAAGATAGCATTTCCAGTGCAGTACATGTTCCGGTTACACTTGGTCACCCTAAAGATGCAGTAACTTCCGATAATTGGAAGGAGTATGCAATCGGGGAAGTCGGCAGCGACGCGATGCGCGACGGAGAATACGTGGCGTTCAGTTTGATGGTGAAAGACAAGGCCGGGATCGAGGCATACGAAACTGGAACAAGAGAAATCAGCATGGGTTATGATGCAAATATCGTGCCCGCCGGTGATGGCCTTGATTATGATTTTATCATGGGTCCGCCAATATATAACCACCTAGCTCTGGTAGATAGCGCCAGGGCAGGTCCAGATGCGCGCATTGGTGACGGTGCCGCTAAACTGTGGGGCGCAGCTCCACTCAACATAACCGAAAAAAAGGAGCCTGTCATGGCTGACATGAAATCGGTAGTGATTGGTGACAAGGCCGTGCAGGTCGCGGTTGAAGACGCCGACACCATTACCAAAACTATCAAGGAATATGCTGACGAACTGAAGGCGAAAGACGTGAAGATCGCTGAACTCAAAATTGAGTGTGCGGATACCGCCAGTAAGGTCAAAACGGAAGATGAAATTGCTGCGCTGATTAATGAAGGCGTTAAAGAGATTGCCATGGTTGCAGATAAAGCCTCCAAGCTGGTCGCTGATTATGTTACTGACGGCAAAGACGCAATGACCATCCGCAAAGAGGTTATCGCAAAAGTTTACGGTGATGAGGCAATTGCCGACCTGAAAACTGACGCAGAGATTAAGGCCGCGTTCGAAGTTGCTCGAGTTGCCGACGCTAAAGACAAGATTCTTGATGCTCGCAAGGACATGAAAAAGAAAGATGGTGACTATAACCCATGGGACGGTATATACAAAAAGAAAGGTGATAAATAATGACTATTCTCACAGAAGCCAATCGCACGGCTGAATTTCTGCAATCCGAGGCTAACGGTTATCGTTCGCGTGGCACGCAGGCGTTTGACAGCACGACTAACTTTGCTGGTGCTGCTATTCCTGCTGGTCTGGTATACGCTATTGTAGGCGGTGCTGCGGTTGCATTTGACGGTGGCGCAATTGATGGTTCCGAAGTGGCTGCTGGCATTCTATACGAGGCCGTAGAGGCTGGCGAAGTTGCTGACCGCGCCGTTGTTGTGCGTGATGCAGAAGCTAGTCGATATAAGCTGACATACACAGGAACAGATGCACAGGCAGACGCTTCTCTCGCTCTGCTTGGCATCTTCGTTCGCGATTAATTTAGAAAGGACCATTTTAAATGGCTACGATGGACGTATTTAAGGCAGACGCCTTCACTATGATGGAAATGTCTAGCGCCGTAGACAACATGGATTTTAACCCACAAATGCTGGGCGCGCTTAACCTATTCACGCCTAAACCGGTGAGATCGAAACGCATCTTCGTTGATCAGAGAGACGATACCCTATCGCTCATTCCTTTTTCTGAGCGCGGGTCTGCCCCAGATCAAAATCAGCGATACTCCCGTAAGGCGATTAACTTCGAAATCCCGCGCATTGCTACCCAAGATACTGTTTGGGCGCACGAGGTTTCCGGGTTGCGTGAATTCGGTACTGAAAGCGAACTTATGACCGTGCAGCGTGAAGTTGCTGACCGTCTATCCAAGATGCGTCAGAAGGTCGAGTATACAGAAGAGTACCTCCGCCTCGCTGCTATTCAGGGCCGCGTTCTTGACCCCGCTGATGGTAGTACGTTCTACAACTACTATACCGAGTTTAACATTGCGGAGGCCGCTTCCGTGTCGTTTGCGCTTGGTGTCTCTTCCACGGATGTTGCTGCGGTTTGCCGAGGCATCGTTCGCGACATCATGAGGGCGTCCAAGGGGTCTTGGATTATGGGCCAATCGCGTGTTAACGCGCTGGTTGGCGATTCGTTCTTCGATTCTCTTATCTCGCACCCGAATGTCGAGAAGTTTTGGATTAACTGGATTGCCGCTGCAGAGCTTCGTGGTGTAGATCCATTCTCGTCTTTTGAGTTTGGCGGTATCGTATTCCGAAACTATCACGGGTCCGATGATAATTTGGAAATTGCGGTTGCGGACGGTGAGGCCAAGTTCTTCGTTGTTGGCGGTGACGGTATTTTTGTTAAAGCAATGGCTCCAGCCGACGAATGGATAAGTTTCGTGAATACTCCAGGTCAGTCGGTCTACGCAATTCAGGAACTTGATTCCGCTTTCCAAGGCAACCCACGTTTCGCAAAGTACCATGTACACGCCTATCCTTTGTATATGTGCCAGAAGCCTAATACCCTGCGTCGTGGCACTGAAGCCTAATAGGCAAAAACATCGCAGCGCCAATCGGCGCTGTGATTTATTGCGGGGTATAATGGAATAAATGCCGTAATTCCCCTATTAAACATAGATACCTATTAAACATAGATACCCTAGAAACAAGGATTAGGACGTGGCTACAATCACTCAGGTCAACACTAACGCAACCGGACCAGTTAGCATAACGCCAACCGTTCTCGGAGCGTCTGACGCTCTTGTCTACAGTAAGGGGGTCTCTAAATTTCTAGTGATCAACAACGTAACGGTGGGCGCAATAACTCCAAATATCGACGGAGACGGGGCCGGGTCTTCATATCTTGTTGGAGTGGGGCCCGTTGATATATCGGCGGGATACACGATCGCATCAATTCCGGCGGGGGGTGCGGCTGTTATTGATCTTGATTCCATTAGATCTTATCTGCAGGGCACTATCGCGGTAACTGGCGGCGATGGTGCCGAGGCGTATGTATTGGCGGTATAATAAATGGCCCTGATAGTCGAGGTTGGAACAGGAGTACCCGGCGCAGATAGCTACGGCACGCGATCTGCGTTTATCGCTCACGCTGCCAACTATTATGGTGCGAGCATCCCCGACACGGACGCAAGCGACGTTCACATGAGGGCAGCCTATGCTTATATGTCGGGACTGCCGTGGAAGGGGAAGAGGACGCTTGGGCGCGGGCAGACAGGCGCATGGCCTCGGACTGACGTAACGGATTGCGATAGTATTGCTATTGGCGTTAATGAGATACCCGTTGAGGTTATTCAAGCGCAGTATGATCTGGCGTATTACGAAAGTCTTAACCCCGGCGCGTTGTCACCTAGTGGCAGCATTAGGGATGCGGTTGTTAGAATGGAGCGAGTTGACGTGATCTCGGTGGAATATGATACTAGTCGGTTTGTTCCGGGGCAGGACGTTACGGCAGTTCGCGTTGAGGCTGCTATGCGGTTGATTAGTTGTTTCTTGCGTGGTGGCGGTCGTCAAGTTCGGATGACGGACGCGGTAAGTGTTTAGGCAGTACGTGTCTTGTCTGCCTGAGATGCGTACCGTGCAAGTCTTTCTTCGCGCTCTTTAACTTTACGATCCCTAAACTCAATTAGACGATCTATATGCTTTTGTGCATAAGCGACGGCATCTTCTCTATCCTTAAACGTAACTCCGCGAACTGCACGGTACGTTTCCCCGCAGTTAGTAAACGCCTGCCAATGCTCCGTATGACCACGCTGGCCAACGACTTCGGTCATGCCGCCACTATGAACTATGACTGGTTTGTATTCTCCTAAACTTTTTCTTGCTGATGCTTTCATATCTATATCCCCCATCTAGCATTTTGTTATGCTTATGTGATACAATATACGCGACACCAAGTCAACAGGTTTTTTATATGACCGTATACACCAACCTCAGATCAAACACAGTCCCGCGCCTACTCGCCAAGTTTAACACGGGTGTTGTCGAGATTGGCCGGCCCGTGACATCACCGGGCGCGGGCGAATACGATCCGCCAACGACATCCAACGGGTGGACCCTCGTTGATGCAGTAGTTACCGGGGTTTCGCAGAAATATATTGACGGAGAGACGGTCGTAGGTAATGAGCGCCAGGTTATGTTCAAGTCGCCAACCGCTTTCGATCCCGCACCTGGCGACAAGTTTCGTATTGACGGAAAAGTTGTGGCGATTGTTAGACTGATGCCAGTGTTAGCGGCGGGAGATGCGGTTATGACAGTGGC